GCCCCGACAGAACCAGCCGCATTCACTGTAGTAGCCCGAGCGACCTGAGCACGACGGAGAGCTTGTAAACGCTCACGCCTATTGGCCACTCTCTGCTGCAGCTCTTGAGCTTTCTGGGCCTTCTTAGCTTGCTTTGCCTGCTTCTGTTGAGCGGCAATCTGAGTGACAGTACCAGCCGCCGCAAGAACGCCACCAACTACAATAGCTGCTGTAGTGAAACCAGCCATGTATTAAATCTCCTTTACGTACGTCGTCTCAGCTAGTTCGTAACCTAAGCGACCATAGAGAACTCCGAGTTCTTTCAATTGCGACAAATCTGTCATCGTCACTCGATTGGCTCCGAAGTCTTTGGCCCACTTCTCGTAAGCTTTAACGAGCTTGATAGAACCAATACCCCGATTATCTTTGTCTACGTACCAAGCTAGTTCGGAAGCCACAACGATGTTGTTAAACATCAACTCGGTAATGAGACCGACAAGAATACCGACAATCTCTCCGTTCTTCTCTAGCACAAAGACTTCGGTATTGTCCGCATTCATAGCGGCTAAGAGATTGACTTGTACTTTGTCGGCATTAAAGCCTTTGTACGCATCGGGAGCTTCACGAGAGAACGCTCGACAAAGGACCATAACATCGAAGAGATCATCCGGCGTAGCTACCCGAACAGTGCTACGGGTATCGGTTGTTTCCACTGAGGTATCCATATCCAATGAGTACGAAGTCTTTACCGGTTTCGGATTCGAATCTAAACTTAACAGCACGGCCACTACCGCGTATCTTCAGTCGGGTACGAAGAACAGTCTCTGTAGCTCCGAACTCTGAAAGATTAAACTGATCGACTACGGGAACGTCTTTCATTCTGTAGGCTTGCTGAGCGGCTGAAGACGGAGTTGTCTTGAAATCCCAGAAAGCTTTTACCAACAACGAAGACGGACGAACTGGATCGTAACCTGTCGTCTCGTTACCGGACCAGCCCGTCTCTGTACGACGTAGATAGATGTCGAAGTACGGCGTCGTCTTACGGGCCATAGCATCCCCGAGAAATGTGACACCGGCTTCCGCATAGCTGCTATAGTCGGCCGAACCCCAGTCTTTAAACGTCTCGTCGTTAAAGCCGCCCATTGTTAGCTGGTTGTTGCGGACATCTCGAAGCAACAAGACAAGAGTGGGATCGCCGGTGGTCATCGTAACGGCGCTATCGACAATTACATTGTCGCCCGTAGCCGTCACCACATCGTTACCGGAACCATCAACTACTTGAGACGTGTCGGAACCAAACAAGTATCCGTCGTAGAACGCGGCTCCAACAGCGTAGTATCGTTCGTCGTCATCGGCTAGACGCCACGGATAGAAAGCTTGTAGCGGCAGATTGAGTACAAGAAAATTGTTGTACTTATTTGGAGCCGACGGGATGTTGTCTTGGTACATCCAGTAGATGACTTTGTTAACCGAGTCGTAGACGGACTGGCAAGTAGCCCGAGACATAATCGGAATACTGTCGAAGAAAGACTGGATAGTCGTGATAGAGAGATTCTGCTCGACAACGTTCAACGAATTAGCGTCGAACTGGAGAGTATGGATACCGAAGTCGCTCCACCAAAATGGCACGCCATCTGCCGAGACGAGTGAATCTCGATTAACAAGACCGACAGATGAAATCTTAACTACAGCAAAAGCGGTCGCTTTGAAGACATCATCGACACCCCGAATTTGCCACACACCGTTGTCGGCGAAGACGTACACCGCATTGTTAAAGAAGTGTAACTGACGAATACGAATGGCGTCTGGGATACGAATAACTCCACCATCGGAGTCAAGTAGATCGGAAAGCGTTTCCGAAGTGGGGTCATTAATCTGTAGACAGTCACCGAGACCACCGAGATCGGGATTAGAGATAGTAGAGAACGCTTCAACAGTCTTTGAGAACAACACAACGCCGGAGTTCTTCTCGGAGTTGAGACCGGCGTAGAACACACGAGAGAAAGCCGAGCACACTGTGGAGAAACGAGAAGTTTCCCGCTCAACAGTAAGACCGGCCACACGGCTAACAGAGAACCGATCTTTCTCAAAGAAGTCAAGAATGAAGTGGCCGTTTCCGAGAAGAGACGTGCCGGTAGCCACAAGCTCCCACTCCGGTACGGAGAACGTACCATCAGCTTTCTTACCGGAGAACCACGGAAGAGTCAGTGGCGGGTAGTAACCCCGACCCGACAACTCAGTGGTACCGGCCGTCCCGTCTACGTCGAAGAACTCGGTAGTAGTGTCTTGTCGGATGAAAGCTTCAAGAGCTTCCTTACCTTTTGGACCCACCCAACCGGCATTGTACGTATCGTAGATACGCTCGGGCGTTACGTCGTCTTCGTGTACGGCATTGACCAACTGAGCTGAGTCGGATTGCCACTGGAAGTCACGAACTCGGAACTTGATACGGCCAACGGTAATAGTTTCGTCGGGATTCTCTCGAACGTAGATGGTGTCAATGGCTGGCGAAGCTACAATGAGAAGGCCGTTAATGCTGGAGAAAGAACAACGCTCGCCACCACTACCCGTAGAGCCGGTGTGTTCGTAGTCGGCAAGATTGACGAACACTGTCGTCTTTTGGTGAGTCGAGAACGGAGCCTCTTTCTTTTCGTAGAAACGGAGATAATGTCCGACTTGAATAACGGTGTACTCTTTGTCACTATTACCGCCTACATTGTACCAATAGCCAGTTGAGATAATCTCGTCTTCGGAGAAAGAGAAGTAGCTGCCACGACGGCCATCTTCGATATTAGCGCCTTCCCGTCTACGACGTGTTCCGTCTCGACGAAGATCGCAGTTCAACTCGTCAACAGACGCATCGGGCGGGAAAGTCATCTCCCCCGCCTCAGTAATCAAACCTTTCGTAAAGGTGTTAACTACCGTCTGTGTTTTCTGCTGTGGCACTCTTTAGCTCTTTCGTAGACTTGCGAATCTCGGAGTACTGTTTACGCTTGGCGGCTACCGTAGAACCAGCCGCTCGTTCCCAATCACGTACGGCTCGGATGGCTTTCTGCATAGATGTGTACCGACCAGTTAGTTCTTCCGGTACCGTAGACTTTGTAGAGGTGATCTTGAAAAAGACAAAGCCACTCATATCTTTCTCGATAACAAGTGGCTCAACTCGTTTCTCTGTGGTGCAGATAGCCATTTGCTTATCTGAGAACTCTTCAACGTTTAGCATTTAGCTTTGCCTCTCAAAGCGTTGTGTCTCCATTTATCTCCGTCCGTACATCGGGCGTTTAGGTGGGGTTTGTGTCTTACGTTCGTCGTTCTGGATGAAGTTCTTCATACGACGGGCGGCTTGTTCAATCTTCGGATCGGAGCCGTCTCGCCACAACGACATACACGTAGACTTAGCTTCAGCGAGCAGATACGGTCTCTTGTGGTCTTCCATATCGGGGACAAACGTATCCGAGATAGTGAAAGACGGAATCTTGAACACAAACGCTTGAGTCTTACTGGCTTGTAACGTAGACTCTACCGTAGCTTTGTACGAGTCTACAACGATGTGTTCGTCGTCGAAAGACGTGTACCGACTTGGCATAGTGTCGTTACGAATGAACAACGAAGTGGCCGCGTTCTTATCGTAAACTCTTACTGTATTGCTACTATTGTAAGGCATTCTTTCGATAAAGTCAATAGGTTCGCAATACGGAATTTCTTTGTACTTGATGACTCCACTAGTTTCCGAGATGTCGTACCGGAGAAGACGGAGAGACTTAATCTCGTCCACATCTTCGGACGAGTAACGGAAGTGAGTCGGCCGGCTTGAGTCCGACAACGACACAAGATTGTATAGTTCCCAATACTCCGGCTTGTCGTTAACCGAGATGATGTTGTAGTACGTATCTTCGATAACCGAAGCGATCTGTTGCGCTTCAATCGAATCTGTGATACTGTTCACATCTTCCCCGTCCATATCGGACAAGATAGACTGGACCATATCGAGAAGCGTACGTTTCATTTAGATATCTCCACCGTACGTACGGGAGATCAAGATAGCCGGCTTAGTAACATCAAAGTTACCGGTATCAGAAGCTACAAAGACTTGCAAGCCGTTAGCAAGAAAGGCACTATTGACAGATACCGTAAAGTTCATCGATACGGTGTACGGCTGAGAGGCCGGCACATCGACAGTGTGAGTCAACAGCGCATTGGTAATTGAACCTGATCCACCAATATCGAGAGTGACAAGAATCTTAGTTGGAGCACTAGCTACCGCAGTAACAGGCAAATCTAGACGAATGTTGTAGATGTCCCCGAGAGCAATGGGAGTCAAGAAATCGTTAGTCGTATCCCACAGCGAGTCTGTGCCTCTAATAGCGTTCGGTAGAAAGTCTTCTTCCGTAGTTGCTCCCGCCCCATCCAGAGTCATCTTAGAAGCAGAAGAGGTAAAGTTCTGAGCCGAATCATCATCTTTGTAGTAACCCCAACCAGTTGGGATGTATTTCCACTGGCCCGAGCCCGCTCCGTTAGAAACGTAGACCATACCAGAACTGGCTGTCGAACAACCTTTCGGCTCGTGTAGCTTCGGATCAGTAAGAGTGGAGTGATTAACTTCAGCCATAGTTCTATTTCTCCGGTCTAAAGACGGATGTGGGGTGTCGAGCGTTTATAGCCCAACACCCCACAACACTAGTTACGACGGAAGTTCGATGTACTCGATGTACACGTGAGCCTTACCAGCCGTGAACGCAGCCGTCTCGTAGCTGGCGACCACATAGGCGTTGGCAGAACCAACACCGGTAGAACCAGCAACAAGAGCGCCGTTGTTCACGACCGCATCACCGACCGCATTGAGAGAGCCAAGAGAGGCATCGGCGTCGATACCGTCAAGATCAATCTCCGTACCGGCTGCATTGACAAGACCAACATCGAGAGTGGCCGAACCACCACTCGTGAAAGCCGTCTCAACAACCGTAAACGAACGGGTGATGTAAGCGTTAGCGGGAATGAACGGATCGTTGGGATTAACATCGGCCGCACCCGCAGTATCCGGCAGAAGAGTAGCATCTTCAATCGTGTAGACAAGCCACTTAGTAGCGGCATCGACCATAATACCGCGATTAACGGCATCGCCCTGATCGTTGTCCGTAAGAACGAAGAGGCCATCAGCGTTAGTGTAACTCATTTCCTGTGGCTCCTATCTTAGAACGTCGGCTTAGTGGGAACGACAACCATGTTCTCGGGCCAATAGAGCTTGACACCGTAACGGGCAGTCGTCATATACTCATGGCGCTGACGGTCCTTATTGAACTCGTAGTCAACCATCGGCATCTGTCGCCAAGCACCGACAAACGGCATAACCGAAGCATCGGCCGAGAAGAACAGATTGGCCTTACCGTTAACCGTAGAGAAGTCAACGTTGCTGTTGTCACGATCCGGCAGAGCCGAGTCCGACACATCTGCGAGATAGTTACTGGTGTAAACGTCGAAGCCGTAGATGTTACGGATAAACGTCATACCGGTAGCGATACCCGAAGAAACGATGCCTTCCCAACGCGGGTTGTACGAGACATCAACAAGTCCGGCATTAGTGTTGATGGTGTACTCAACGCTCGGATCAACGATGGCGATCAGATTCCGATCCGGCACATTGGCCTTCTTCAGAACCGCACGAGCAAGCGCGAAGTCCTGAATCTCCATAGTGCCGCCGGAACCACCACCGGCCCACCGATGCTCGTGACCGTCAATGGACTCGTTCGAGTTAGCCGACACACCGACTTCGGGAGCCGCAAGAGTCGTCTGCTCGAAGTGAGCCATAATCGCTCGCTCCTGCTCCGGCACGAAGCGGGAGATAAGCTGCGAACTGTAGAACGAGTCCTGCTCAGCTTTACGAGTGATGTAGTTGGCGCTCGACAGGTACTTGTCAATGGTGAACGTGAACTCACCAGTATCAAGCGGCCTGTAGTTGACTTCGCCATCTTCGACGTAATCATCTACCTGCGCCTGACCGATAGACGGGATAGTGAACTGGTCTCCGTCGGGGAAGCCCGTGAGCATACGAACATACTTCTGGGCCATCATCTCGTCCCGAAGAATGTCCTTCAACTCGCTGGACCACAGCTCCGAACGGATGAGCTGAGTCATATTGCTAGTCGTCATAGACATTGTAAACGCTCCTAATTGTTACCGAACTTGTCACCAAGTCGCTGTCGATCAGCGAACATCTGTCGCTGAATCTCAGGCGTCATGTACAAAGATCGGTTCTCTCGGCGAAGCTTCTGGTAGTAGTTCCAGTCTCGTTCGCCATTGTGGGTAAAAGAACCCGATTCCGTTCGAGTAGTAGACGATGCGGGGTTGAAGTTAGAACCCGTCTGCTTATCGGGCTGGTTTCCCATCAAAGCAAGAAAGGCATTCGGAGACTGGCTGGCAAGAGACTCAAGAGTTTCTTTACTCATACCGAGTTCCTTCATCTTAGCTTCTACCGTAGCCGCCGCTTCAGTACCGAACCGTTCAGCCATTGCGGTCTCAACAGTCTGGAGATTCTGAGCGGCAGTAGCACGCTTCTCTCGTTCCGTAATCGTAGAATCAATCAGGCTTTTCAGAGTATCTTCGGTCACGTTCTGGTTGGTCCCACCGTTATGTGTACCACTGGCGTTGTTAGAAGTCTCTCCGGTCGCGTTGCCAGTTCCCGCAGCCTTACCTTTGAGAGCCTCCAGCAGAGTGTCGATAGAAGCGGACTTCTCCGTCTCTTCTCGTAGCGATTTCATCTCGTCTTCTAGCTGCTGGATGTAGGCATCAGATTCCCACTTGCCTTTAGCTAGAGTCTCAATGTCTCGCCAATTCTCGCCTTTGGCAGCTACAACCCGATCAAGATAGGTCTGTTGGTTATTCGACTCATTCGAGTTGTTATTACCGGTATTGGTCTCACCGGTTCCAAAAATGCTCATACTTACTCCTCTTCGGATTCCGTAAGGTCTATCAGTTTCAAGATGTCACTCAGAACTTGGTTATATTCGTTGTGACTGATTTGCAAAGCAGTCCAATTCGGACTGCCATAGTCTCGAACCGCCTCTTTCTTCTTGTAGTCTCTTTCTAAAACTACACGAAGCTCGTCGAATGCGTTGCGGAATCCGAGAACCTCTTTCTTCCGAGCCTCTCGCTCAGAAGCTTTGTAACCTTTTAGCCAATTGCTTTTCACGTTAGATCAAATCCGATCTTGAGCTTTTCGTAAGTAAAATAGATTGGCTGTCCGTTACTATCGAGAATACCGGTGAAGTACGATTCCGGTTCTTCTTCAAAAACTGTGATACTGTCTGATCCAAAGATTAGTCCGTTGCCGTACATGATCGGCTCACGTTCCATTTAGAAGCCTCCTTCTTCGGCCGCTAGAAGATTCTCTTGATTGACCGCTTCGGCATCGTTCATGGCTTGCTGTGTCTCAAGCTGTTCAGCCACACCGATATTCTCACCGAAGAGATCAGGCTCACCAAGTTCTTCGGAAAGAATACGGGCAATCTCTTTACCGGAGATGTGGGCCCCGACACTCGGATCGCCAACTTTGATACCGTGTAGCTGGACGAGACTCTGGACTCGACGAGCTTTCTCCGCAAAGTGGCGAGCGCCAATTGGGTACAGAGAGCCGTTACCTACAATGTCTTCTTTCGTAACCGTAGAGAAGATACGGACACCCGTCTGCGGATCGACAGTAGCCACATCGAGAGATGTGTCGAGATTACGACGACCACACTCAAGCATAGCGTTCAAGATCGGCTCAAGAAAGACTTGTTCGAACTGTTCCGTCTTCTTCTGGAAGATACGAGAAGCGGCATTCTGGAGAGCTTCGACTTCAAAAGCCGTCTTCTCACCGGGCGTACGAATGCCCATTGCTTGACGGGGAGCGCCGGCTAGCTCTTCCATCCGGTTTTCAAGAGTCTGGATTTGTAGATCGGCTTGTAGCGCGGTAGCATCCGGTACAAGATAACCGACATCGCCTTCTTCACCGATGTAGATTCGTTCACCCGGCTGAAACTCGAAGTCTTCTACTTCACCCTGTACCTTAATCATCGGGTACGCAATCTGATCGAATACGTCCGCCTTCAAGTTCTCAAGATGATCGATACGGTACTGAAGACCGACAAGATTATCGAGAGGCCCCATAGCGTACAGATTGTCGGGGCGCTTGCGCCAACCGGCGTGATAGATAGACGAGTGACCGAGCCAATTCGGGTCTTCTTTATTTTCGATCAAGTAGGCCCGATCAACAATCGTAATGATTCGATTGTGGTGGTATTCTTGCTTCTCTTCGTCGTAGATGTCCCCGTAGAACGTCAGAATCTCGGCGTAGCCGGATTCGTAGTACTGTTGGATAGACGAGAAGCCGTCGGCGATGAAGCCTTCCGACTTATTGATCGTCGCCTCTTCACCCCGAACAGCGCCACGGGTAGAGACCATACGGTCCAGAATGTCTACAAGAGCGGGGTTCTTCTCCGACATAAGCTTGAGTTGGCCGAGAGTCTTGATCGAACGAATGATCTTTGGGGACTCTTCAAAGCAACCGGCTGTCGGATTGAACACAATGTCGTACGGACTGATACGGAACAACTTTGGCCCCGTATAGTGTTGAATGTACTCTCCCGTCTCTTTCGACGTGTAGTTATCAACGTAATCTACAAGACCAAAACAATTGCCAAACTGGATGTAGTCAGCTACAAGACTGTCTACGGTGAGCTTGAAGCTGGACTTAGCCGTCCGGTCGTACATGTACGCTTCAATAGAGTCTACTTTGTCTTTACGGCTATCGTTATTGGTGTCGCCTTCCCACTTCATCCACTTCATCTGGGGGAACAACGAAGCCATATAGTTGGCGTGTAGGTTGTCGTAAATCTGGGTCAGCTTCGGAGTAGTAGTCGTATTGGACCACGGGAGAAGCTTGTTGCTAGTCGTGTTAGTGGATGTTGCGTAGAGATAGTTACGGAGTTCTTTCCACTCCACAATCTTCTGAGAACGATATGTGTTCCACTCACGCCAACGATCAGCAATGTCCACAGCCAATCGGTCGGGACTAATCATGTGCTCTAGATCGATGTTCTGATTAGCCATTACTTCCTCTGAATTTCATTCCCGACCAATCAATACGGTGAGATTTAGATCGTTGGCCCATCGATGATGGTTTAACAGCGACATCTACGGCAGCGGCTACAGAGTCTTTTAGATCGTCGTGGGGCGGGTTACGAGTGACGAGTTCGTCTTCGAGTAGCTGGCAGTTACCGCCGCGATAGTGCCACATCTGATTGTTATCATATCTCGGCTCAAGAATGGACCCGATTCGTTCTTCTTTGGAACCGAGTCGTCTGTCTGGACGATACTCATCAATCGAGATAACGAGTCCGTTCTTCTTGATCTCGTCTTTCAACTGTGTTACGATGACTTGCTGAGCGGCGGTAACTTCGGCTCGAAGCTTGCGGAAGCCCCACTTATTGCTCATAGCGAGTATCTTCTTGAAGTACTCAGAGATACGGTCGGTACGGAATCGGTCTAGATCAAGAACGTAGTAGTTGTTGTCTGCATCGAGACCGACTACAGAGATAGCGGTGAAATCTGATTTCTTATTCAGAGAGTACGCAAAGTCGATAGCAGCGACTACATTCAATTTTCTATTTCTATAGTACCATATACCAGCCTCTCTTGTCAAGAAACTCCGTTCGTAATACTGAAATTTATTTGCGTCGATAGGTGCGTTGTCGGGGTCAGTCGGATCGTTGTAGTACTGGGCACGGAACTGACCTTTGTCGAGATACTGGCCCCGTTTACGAGCAAGAATCTGTTGGTCGAACCCAAACCACTTACCGTCTGATCGTTGCTGACGGGGCCACAAGAACTCACCGGTGCCGTCCCCGATGTCTTCTACTTGCTTTTGCCAGACTTCGTAGATCGGTTCTTCGTCGATCTTCTCACCCGTCTCATCGTAGATATCTTCCCGCATATCGAGAAGACTTTTGTACAGATCGGATGGATGGTACCGAGTTCCGACAACCCATTCTAAGGCTTCACCACCTTCAATAGATGAAAGCAACGAGTACTGGCCCTTTACTTTCTCACGGCCTTCCGGCGTGTAAGCATTTTCGAAGACTACCGTATCATCCAGAACAGCAATATCACAGTGTAATCCGGTAATACTGGTAGTAAGCCCAGCCGTGAATATAGACGGATCACGGATATTCTCTTTCTTACGTAGCGGGTGGTCCAATTCAATCTCCGAATTGGTCCATTTAGCTCGCTTTCCTTCATCAAGAAGAACGTGATCGGGCCAGTAACGACGATAGATGTCCCGAGTGATAATGTTCTTAATAAACGAAAGCTGCTTCTCGGCCAAATTAGATGTAGCCGAGATGTACAGAACTCGTAGACACGGGTTCTTAGTCAAGTACCAAGCGACACGAAAAGCTACAAGAGCGGACTTTCGGTGATCTCGCGGCATCAGAAGAAGCTGGTGTGTCTTAGCGTCTTCTCGTTCCCACCATCGGATGACATCAATGTGACACTGGCCGAGTACTTGCTCCGGCGCCACAAGCTTGATAAATGTAACGAGATCAGCTTCCGCCGCTTGACGAATCTCGGCTTTAGTGGACATTATCGCTTCGCTCTCAACAAAGCTACGCTTTTACACACTTAGCGACCCTGACCCCTGTACTTACTGTAGTTCTTCTTCTTGTGCTTGTTGGTCGGGCGGGAGAAAGCCGAAGAACCAATGCTCGTACGTTTCTTTACGGCAATCGGCTTCTCAATATCTCCAGTCTTCTTAACGGCCATTAGCTAGTGCCGAAGACTGCCATAACAGCGATGAGGACACCGAGACCAACACCAAACCAAACCCAGTTCTTCGCCACAAAGCTCTTAACCGTCTTACGGTTTTCTCGAACTTCACTAAGAATTTCATCCTTTTTCATGATTAGTTACCTTTCTTCCAAACTTCTGCTGTTTTTTCAATGGAACGTCCCGCAATGTAGCCACCGACACCGAGAGTCATTAGATTAAAAAGAGAGTCGGGTAGCTCTAGTACGGGAGCGGTGACTCCGAAAGCTACAAGATACGGAGCAAACAAGTAGTTGTTGGCTACAATGGCTACGATAGTCAACATCAACAGCGGACGCCAACTCTTCTGGAGCCAGTTGCCGGACGCTTCAGCAGTAATGATTTGCACCGCGCCTTTTAGCTCCGTCATCTCCAGCTCTTTAATACGAGCGGCGACTTGAGCTTTGAGTTCGTTAGCCTTATCTTTATCCGTAACCGTTTCCGAAATGATCGATGAAACGGCATTGATGATTGGACCGGTCAGCAGACCGAGCAACGGTAGAGCCATTTGTTACGTCTTTCCCAAAAAGTCTTTAGCGAACCAGCCGGCAGAAGCGCCAATAGCAATTGCTATGCTAAGAATCCATAAAGCTAGTTTACGAGCACCATCCATTTCTGCCATCTTCTTTGTGAGAAGAAGTTGATTGGCGTTCATCATCTTGACTTGCTCAAGAATAGAGTCAACTTTAGTTTCTAGCACCGCGATACGGCTTTCCTCTGATTGTGTCATATTTTCGAACACCGTATTATGCCGGAGCTAAAGATATAGCTACAACGTGTTGCGATGTACTAACTCCGGCATCCGTAGTGATACCCTCTCCCGTACGTGCCGTTCCATCTGCCCGATAGTAAGCGCAGCGTTGTCTACTGTCCCAAGACGTATTGTCGATTAACGTCAACGTAGCAGCGTCACTCGTCATCGTCATAGGCCCAGTTCCCGAGTTATGCCAACCACCCGCAATTACCGCACCACCGGTCGGAACGTCAAGAGTTACAGAGCCGTTCTGTTCATCACTATCGGAAAGCGTAGCGTTCGCGTTCGTAAGCTTAAGGATTTCCCAAGCGGCCCCATTAACTGTGACGCCGTAGCCGATTGTAAGAGTGTCTGTCGGGGAGCCGCTAAGAGTTCCGCGCCACATTGAAGTAGAGCCGTCTTGTGTCGTTGTCTGTGTCGTTCCGATGATCTTCGTCAGCGACGTTCCGCCGAGAGATACCGACGACGGAACTTGAAAGTTTCCGAGATCGTGCGTGTGGACGATGACAAGAACGTCGTCTCCATTCGAAAGAGAAGACAGGTCAGGCGTCGGGGTGTACGATGAAGAACTGTTCGCGTCCTCACTGCTGCCGATCACAGTAATCCCGACATCAGACGCTAGATCGGTAACTGTGCCGCCAGATACGGTGAAAGCACCACCGTCTCCCCCGTTACCGTTACCGGCATTGATTGTAGAAGCATCTCCGACAAAGACGACGCGCTCCGTCGCTCCGTCAATACTGCTGCCAGTCGAACCCCAGTCTTTAAAAGTACCGTCACTTGCGTAAAGTTTTTCGAGCCCAGCTTCCGTTTCCAAATCAACAAACAAGTTCGTTATCAAAAGCTTTCGTAGCGTGCCTTTGAAGATATTCGCGCCAATCGCATCGGAGTAGATGCGCCACGACGACGGACCAGACAAGTCAATGTCTAAGTCATCAGCCGGAACACCGCCAGACAGCGGCAGGTCAAAGACCTCACCGCCGTCGGCAAACAACACTCGACCGTTAGCAACATCAACAGACCATGCGAGAGACAGAGTTCCGCTCGACGAGTCGTAGTCTTTCCCGTCTGGCGTCGTAGCCGTTAGCAACTGATCGCCGTTAACGTCGTCAACGAACAGCCGCCACTTCGGACCGAGTTTCTGTATAGCTACACGGCTGAACTGGGAGGCCAATAAGTACTTATTAGAGGCGTCAATGTCCGAATGGATCGAGCCTTCCCATGCAATCGTTAGGTACTTCCCGTCCGCAATGTCGGAAGCGCTTTCTTGCAAACGACCACCAACGGCAAAAGTCGAGCCGTCCCAGACGGTCTCTGATGGCGTGTCGGGGGTTCCACTATCCGCTGCCGGTTTTGAATGTGCTGGGGCTGTGTGCGACCCGCCGCCGCTATAATAGCCGGTTCCGAGCGCGCCCTTCTTTTCACTAGCCGTCAGCGCGTACTCGCCAGAGTTGGGGACATATGCCGCTCGTGTTTCGTCACTTGTAAGTTCATCGAAGCCTTTAACACCGTCACCTACAAAATAGTTCTCGGGATCAAACGCTCCAGTATCTCCCGCGCCATTAAGAATTAGATTACCGTAGCCACTCAACGTCGCTAGTGTCTCGGACATTGATTGCCCGTTCTCTGTGCCGCCGTCGTTGCCGCCGAGCGTGTAAACCTGTCCAATGTTATTACGCATTGTGACGTTATCGGCACCCTGAAAATAGTAAGTCGCCGATCCGGTCCCGCCGGTGTAGTCTTCATTAACGAGTGTATTGTTGAAAATGTCGATAGTATCTGCACCGCTAAATTCTAGACAGATACCATGACTGATAATGGTGTTGAAGCCAACCGACCAGTTCGTGTAAGCAGTCGAACTCGTCGGATCGTTAGCCTTCATGCCGGTTGCAGCAAGAGTTGGTGCGGGATTGGCATTATCGGCAGCGTACTTTGTTCGGCTCCATCCGACATCAGCCAGATTACCGAGTACGTTTATATTTACGCACGGACTATCAAACGACAAACCAACAGATGAATGAGGCGAGCCGTTGTCTCCGTTTGCCGCCCATGCGTGCTGAATGTCGTTGTCAAAGATGTCTACGCCGTCACTCGACCCGACGGTCGTTCCGTTGGAATAGAAGTCGTAGATGTAGTTGCCAGAGATAGACGAATTATTACCGCCGCCGTCGTCTTCAATAAAGCCAGCAACGACGCCGCGAGTGACATGCTCGATGAGGTTGTCATCGACCGTTGCGCCTGTAATGAGATTACCGGACGATCCGTCCAGTTTGACGCCGCGAATGCCGCCATACTGAATGCCGAGCGTCCCGAAGTCGCCGGCGTCGTAAGTATCGTACATGTCCCGCGAGTGGATGCGGTTCTTGCGCACGGTCGGGTTCGTGACCGGACCGACAA